CCAACCCTCGCCCCGGTTCTATAGAAGGCTACCGACGGAGAGGTGGCCGAGTGGTCGAAGGCGCACGCCTGGAAAGTGTGTAGGCGGGAAACCGTCTCGAGGGTTCGAATCCCTCTCTCTCCGCCACTTGCCTCAACGAAAGCGTTCTCCCTGTCTGGCTCCGGCCGAATTTTTCCGTTGTTTTCGGGGGTTATGCGGTCAGGGCTGTTCACTGGCACCAGCGTCGACGCGCTCAGAAGCGTTCTCTAATGCCCAATATTCTCCGGACCTGTTGCCTTCCCTTGCCTGATTAAAATCAACAACCCACTGACTTTATTGAAATAATCAGCCGCTAAAGCTGATCGCTACGATTGGAGTCGGGGAACAAGACCTGACTCGGTTCGGACGAAGCCGGACTTTCTGATGTCTCCTCTTGCCGCCACAAAGCATTGACGACCGTGGCTTCGCTGCGCACCCTCGCTTCAACGGAGGGCGGCAAGGTGTTCTTTTTCCATGAGTTCTTGACGAGGCTCGATTTGGACATCGAGCAGACGCGCCTACTGCGGCACGACAATCGCGGTTTGCTGGCTTGGAGGCGCGGCGGCTTTCAGAAGTTTGGCTGCTTCGCAAGTTTTCAGCGCCGCACCCCATCGCCCTATTCAGGTGCGCAGCTTGCCTGTCATTTTGTTCCAGGACCGATGCTTGCCGACGGTGACGCGACCTGTTTGTTCGTCGGTATCACCCGTATCGGCGATCGCTGGGATTGGGATGGCGCCCGTCTGCCCGCAATTGCCGATCCCGAAATCATCGAGAGCGAGCGCGATCGGCAGGATGTGCACGCCTTCGACCTCGAATGGCTTGAGGCCGGGTTGGGGCACTCGGAGCGCATCCTGGTGCGCTGGGGGCCGCCAGCTGCAGCGCGGGCTTGGTCGCAATGGGCGGCGCGCCGACACAAGGAGATTCTCGAACTCAGACTCGATCGCCGGGAGCCACCGTTCCCCGGATTTTCGAAGTTCATGAGCTGGATCAGCGAAATCCCGGTGCTTCCGCAAGCGTGGCAAGGCGCGCTGGCGTCCGTGCGTGGGGTCTACTTGCTCGTTTCAGAGGCGGGCGAGCAGTACGTCGGGTCTGCCACAGGTCAGGAGGGCTTGCTCGGACGATGGCTGGTCTATGCCGCGAACGGCCACGGCGGGAACGTGATGCTTCGGCAGCGCGGTTACCGCGACTATGCGGTCTCGATCCTTGAGGTGGCCTCACCAGACATGTCGCGTGACGACATTATCGCGCGCGAGGCCCACTGGAAGGATAAACTGGGCGCGCGGGCGCACGGCTTGAACGAGAACTGATAGCCTGCACACATTCCAAGGTTGGCTAGCCTGCTGCCCATGACTGGCCGTGGCCTGTTCAGCCCTCCTTGCAGCCGAAGTAGCGCCGCTGCTCTTCCCAATCGAGTGGGAATGCATCCAGCAGGTTCGCGAGCGTGATCTGTGGCCCCTGCCGTCCATCGAGGATCGCATCCACGATGTCGGGCGCCAGCAGGGTGAGCCGCAGGACGCGTGTCAGATAGGAGGCGGCAATCTTCTCGTGCTCACCGAGTTCCGCCATGGTCGCAAATTTTCCAGCTTCCAGCATTGCCTTCCAGCGAAAGCCGCGCGCTAGCGCCTTGATCAGCGTGTTGTCCGTTCTGCGCTGCACTGGCGCGTCTGCCGGCGGCTGGATTTCCTTTCGTCCGCCGCGCTTGACGATGCGGAAGGGCACGCGGACGGTGATGGCGCTTGGCGTGCTCACCGCGGTCATGCCGCCCTCTCCACATCACGCGCCATCATTTCCCGGGCCACGGCCACAAGACCATCGGTCCGCAGGCGCACGTCAAGCGCATCCACGCTGATGTCCACGCGTTCAACCAGCAGCGCAAGGATCCGGGTCTGTTCAGCTGGGAAGAGTTCATCCCAAAGGGGATCGAGCATCTGCAGGGCAGCGCGGGCATCGGCTTCTTTGATGCTGCTGTCGTGCACGCGCGCCTCTTTCCATGTTCCGGCAACGATCTCGGGTTGGCGAAGCACTGTGCGGATCTGCTCGATAACTGCAGCCTCGATTTCACCTGCGGGGACGCGGCTGACGGGGCAGGATCCCGCGCCATGCTTCAGGACGGTCTGGCTCACGTAGTAGCGATACAATCGACCCTGCCTTTTCGAGTGGGTTGGCGAGAACGCCGCGCCATCGGGGCCGTAGATCAGTCCTTTCAGCAGCGCGGGCGTCTTTGCGCGCGTGTGCATCGCCCGTTTGCGCGGGCTCACTTTCAGGATCGTGCGAACCTTGTCCCATGTGTCGGCATCAATGATCGCGTCGTGCTCGCCGGGATAGCTTTCGCCCTTGTGGACCGCCTCGCCGATATAGGCACGGTTGTTCAGCAGGCGGTAGATGTACTTCTTGTCGATCAGGTTGCCACGCTGGGTGCGGAGTCCGCGCTCGGCGGTCTCGCGCGCCAGCAGCGTGCCCGAGCCGATTTCGATGAACCGCGCAAAGATCCAGCAGACATGGGCGGCGGTTTCCTCGTCAATCAGCAGCTTGCGGTTTACCACGCGGTAGCCATACGGCGGGACACCGCCCATCCACATGCCCTTGCGACGCGAGGCCGCAACCTTGTCGCGGATGCGCTCCGCCGTGACCTCACGCTCGAACTGGGCAAAGGACAGCAGGATGTTCAGCGTCAGCCGCCCCATCGACGTGGTGGTGTTGAACTGCTGGGTGACGGAGACGAAGGTCACGCCGTTGCGATCGAAAACTTCGACCAGCTTGGCGAAGTCGGCCAGCGAGCGGCTGAGGCGATCGATTTTGTAGCAGACGATCACGTCGACCAGCCCGTCCTCGATGTCGGCCATCAGCCGTTTGAGGCCGGGCCGTTCCAGCGTGCCGCCCGAGACGCCGCCATCGTCATATTGGTCGCGGACCAGCACCCAGCCTTCGGAGCGCTGGCTGGCGATGTAGGCCTCGCAGGCCTCGCGCTGGGCGTGGAGGCTGTTGAACTCCTGCTCCAGCCCTTCCTCGGAGGATTTCCGGGTGTAGATGGCGCAGCGCAGTTTGCGGATGATGGGCTTGGTCATGCGCTCCTCCGATTTTTCAGGCCAAAGAAGACCCAGCCATTCCAGCGGCTGCCGGTGATGGCGCGCGCGATCGAGGACAGCGACTGGTAGGGCCGCCCCTGCCATTCAAAGCCATCCGCTGTGACGGTGACGACATGCTCGACGCCCTGCCATTCGCGCAGCAGCCGCGTGCCTGTTATGGGTTTGATGTCGGTGCGAATGCGGCGCTTGGTGATGTTGCCCCCATCGAGGTTTTCGCCCAGCTGCTCCAGCCGCCGGATGGTCTCGGGTTTCAAGCCGCCATAGGCCAGTTCCTGGATGCGGTAAGCGAGGCGGGTTACCAGATACTGCCGGTTGAAGGGCGGCGGCTCGCTGGCAAACAACTCGCGCCACTGCGCCTTCAAGTCTGGCGTTGGGGTGGTCTTCAGCGCGGCCAGGCGCGCTGGGATCGTGTCAGGTGTCGTCATGCAGGCCTCCTGTGAGTCGGGGTTGCATGAACGCTCCGGTCGGCCGGATAGTGTAGGCGAATTTCTCCATGTTCGTCAGAAGGTTGAAGCTGATCCCGCTGCCGCAGACGGACCAGCCCGAGCGCCAGCAGGCCGCATAGCTCTGTGCGCCGTTCAATTGGGCTCATCTTGTCCGGCGACAGCGGGTTTGGGCGTTTCATGCGGCCACCCGTGCGGCTGCCCCGAGGACCGAGCGCTGGATGGCGGCCCGGTTCCAAAGGAAGTTGAGGTGGCAGTTGGCGGCGTATTTCGACAGACCGAAGTCGAGACCATCGGCCTTGTGCCCGGCACGCGCCAGCAATTCGATCTGCCGCATGGTCGCGGGATCGTTGAGCCACCGGCGGCTTTTGATCGACGCAGTCCCTGTCTCTGTCGTCCGCAGAAAGTCATCCGCCGCAGCCAGCGCCTGAACGCGCGTCCCGATGGCCAGGGGGCGGACCGGCTTGCCGCGGGGGTGGCCAAGGGCATGCCAGAGCGTGCCGTCGTGGAACACCCCGGCCCAGCCTTCAAATCCGCTCGCCATCAGCGCGCTGCCATCGGCCTGCAAAGGCTCCCATGCAAAGGGCGAGCGATCCAGCAGGTCGATTTCCATCATCTCGAAGCTGTCGAGTACCGTCTTGTCACTGGCCTGGCGCGTGAAGATATGGCCGCAGAAATCGCAGATGCGCGCCGCCAGGGGCAATTCTGCCTCGCAACAGGGGCAGAGTTTCCACGGCGCCTGACCCGGTTCGGGGTCGTCGGCGTCAAGGTTGATCTCCTGTTCGAGCGAGCCATGGCGCAGCGCTGCACCGGCAAAATCCAGAACCACGCAGTCGGTCTTGATGATGCCGGGATACCGCGCCGGATCGACGCGGCGCAGACCGCGGCCGACTGCCTGAATGAAGGTCCCCTTGTGCAGCATGGGCCGCAGGATGCCGATGCAGCCGACGGGCTGGCTGTCGAAGCCTTCGGTGAGCACCATGCAGTTGGTGAGGATGCGCGTCTCGCCGCGATCAAAGCGTGCGATGGCGGCCGCCCGCTCCCTGGTGGGCATGTCGCCACTGATCATCTCGGCCGCATGGCCTGCCCGCCAGAACGCCTCAGCCACGGCTGCGGCATGATCGACGGTGGCACAGAAGAAGATCGTCTGCCTGTCAGCGGCCTTTTCTTCCCAATGCTCGACCACGGCATCGGTCAGCACGGCCCGGTTCAGAACCCGGTCGGCAGCGCGCATGTCGAAATCGCCAGCTGTCGCGTCGAGGCTCGCCAGTTCGTCGCCCACCCCAAGATCGATCGTGAAGGTGCGGGGTGGGACCAGCAGCCCTTGGGCGATCAACGCGCCGATCCTGACCTGGTAGCCCACATTGCTGAAGGTCTTGCGCAGGCTGCGCCCATCGCCCCGGCTCGGCGTGGCCGAGAGGCCAAGGAGCTTGAGGCTCGGGTTCAGGTTGCGAGCTTCATCGATGACAGCCTGATAGCTGCTCGAGGCCGCCCGGTGGCATTCATCGATCACCAGATGCGAGACCGCCGCCATATGGGCGCGCCGGTTGGCGCGGGCGAGCGTCTGGACGCTGCCGAAAATAATGCGTCCGTCCCAATTGTCCTGCTCTGCCTTCACGACCGAGGTCGAAAGCCCTGTGATCGCGCCGATGGAGGAGCGGTTTTGATCGACCAGCTCATCGGTGTGCTGGAGAACAAGAACGCGGTCCTGGCGGCGGTGTTCGAGTTCCTCGCCGATGCAAAAACCGGCGATGGCCGTCTTGCCGGCCCCGGTCGGCAGCACAAGGAGCGTGTTGCCGTGGGTGGCGAGTTTGTCGCGGGCGGCGGCCACGGCCGCCTTCTGGTATTCGCGCGGGATCATGTGCCAGCCCTCCCTCAGCGCGCCCAGAACGGGGCGGAAGAGTTACCGGTGGGTGTAGGCTGGCTGTTGTAGCCGGGCTCCGCCATGCGCGGGGTGCCCTCGCCGAGGCCAAGGGTCGGCTGCGGCATGCGACCCATGACGCGGGCATAATCGCCATGCGCGGGGCCAATCGCGGCCTTGATCGCATTGCGGCCAGGCTCGTCGGGGCGGTCCTTGTCGCGCTCGATGCCGATGCGGGCGACGAATTCGAGACCGCTCAACTCCCCAAGGCTGCGGATCATGCGCGCCGAACGCGCTGCATCCGACTGATCCTCCGCCCGGATGCCCCGGGCAGATTCCAGGATGCCGCGGATCAGCGCGCGGCCACGGTTGCCATAGGTGTCATCACCACTGCCCGCGTTTTTGCCGCGGAACCCGATCCGGGTGTAGATCCGGCGCCGTGCGAAAGGCCCCTCCATGATGATGGCCTCGGTGTTGAGATAAAGCGCGGTGCTGGTCTTGCTCTGCGTGAGCCAACCCTCCGGGCCAGCGCCGCCGGGGCGAATGGTGAGCGTCACGCGCACCAGCGTGTTCGCCGGGATCAGGTCGAATGCGGCGTCCTGGGTGTCGGCGCCATTGAAATCCATGTCACTGGCCATGGGTCATGCTCCTTGGGTCGTCGTGGGATTGGGGTTTGCGCCGGCAGGCAGGTCGAAACTCAGTCGCTGCTGGCTGTCGGGCCGGGGGCCGCGGATTTTCGTCATGAGGCGCCCGAGATGGGCGGGCTCGATCATCGACAGACGGCCGCTGCGATCCTTGGCCGGGAGGCCAAAATCGTTGATCGTCGTGCAGATGAAGGCCCGGAACGCCTCGCCCTTCTCAGGGCGCAACTCGGTCAGCGTGATGACCTCATCGACGATGCCGGGCAGTTCGAGACCGGTCTTCGATCCCTCGATCTGCAAGGAAAAGAAGGGCTTGCCGAAGTCATCGAGCTTCCGGTCCAGCAATCCCACGAGCCAAATGTTCTTGGCTGGCGTGTGCTGCAGATGCGTGAGCCAGCCGATCATCTCCTGGCCCAGGAGGCCGTAAGTCGCGCGCATATCTGGCTTGCCGGTGCGGTCGGACTGCGCCTGGGGCTGGCCCTTGCACCACTGCAGACAGATGCGGGAGGCGACCGAGATGCTGTCGACGAAGACGGTGTGGTATTTGTCGAGCTGGCTGGCGGGCCCGAAAGCTGCACAGACACGGGCGTAATGGGCTTGCCCGTAGGCCTGGTCATCGCGCATCGCGGGGTTCGGTCCGCCGATCCAAGCAGCAAGATCGCGTGCCAGTTCCCAGTCACGCACCCGAACCTCGTCGCCGGGCCAGCCTTGCACGGCCAGTTCGCCCGCTTCGAGATTGACGAACATCGTATGCTGTGGATCGAGGGTCAGCAGCTGCGTCGTCTTGCCGATGCCCGAGGTGCCCGTCAGAACGCCTTTGATACCGCGGGTTTCGCTGAGCCGCTCGTCGGCGGTGATGATGCGCAGTGGCGCTTTGCTGAAGGGCGCGCTCATTAGCTCGCCTCCAGATCGCGGACGGCGGCATGGATGCCAACGTCCCGGCCAAGCGCGCCCTGCCGCCGCGCCATGCGCAACAGCGTCGAAAGCGAATTCGACACATCGTAGAGCGCGGATTGCTGACGCCCGAGGGCCACCAGCGCGAATTCGATATCGTCGAGCGTTGCTTGCTCGATCGCAACGCTCCGTGCGGCGCGGCCACCAATGGCCGGTACCTCGATCACCTCGGGCAGCGGCTCGAGATTGTAGCGCTGACGCAAGCGCTTCAGTGGGGAAGATGAGAACATCACATGCTCCTGTTTGCCGTCGTGGCCCCCAGGGATCGTCGATGGGACTGCTGCCGGGCCTGACGCCGCCCTGGAGCTCGCGGTCGGAGTGTTTCCCCTTGCAGGGTGTTGCATTCCTCCGAGGGCCCGGCATGAAATTCGCGAACCGGAGCATTCCGGTCCTGTTCTCACCTACCGGCCGGGCGCCGGAACTGTCGGGGTCGCCCCGAGATAAACTTCGAGGCCGCGCGCAATGGCTGCCGAACGCATCGAGGTAAGGCGCGCGTAGACGGTGCTGCGGTGAATCCCGAGGGTGGCAGCCACCTCGGTGGGCGTCTGCTCGATCAGGACATCGGCCATGTCCCGGCAAGCGGGTGTCAGCGCGCGCCGCAGGCGCCGCACATCGCGCACCAGCCCGAAGCTTTCATCAGCGGGACGGGCAACGGGACCGTGAAGTCCATCTGCGTCGGCCAGTGTTTCCGACAGTGGCAGCGGCGAACCATCTTCCTTTTGCAGGGTCGGCTCGTCGAAGCTGACCCAGCTGCGCTCGGCGCGCAGGCGTTCCGTGGGACTGGCCAGCGTGGCGATGCGATTGGCGATGACACGGTCAGCGAAAGTGTCATAACTGCCGCGTGTAAGATCGAACGCACCGTCACGGCGCCAGAGATGTTCGCGCAGGTCCTGCGCAATATCCTCGGCGGTCATGCCGGGCACGGCGCCGGAGCGCGCAAGGCGCGCGGCGCGGACCATGATGTTGCGGGAAACCCGCGAGTGCGGATCGGTGATGGGGTGCTGGAAATGCTCCATGAAGTTTCGCCTTCGTCCAGGTGGACGGGCACGCGGCCCGAGTGCCTGGGACCGGCGAAATTTCGTTGGAGGGCCTCGAAATCAGGGGTGGGTGCATAGAAAGAACCCCACAAAACCGAATGGTTTCATGGGGTTGGCGGAGAGAAAAAAGTTTGAGGGTGGGTCAGTCTTCGTCGACGAAATTTCGTTGGCGCTGATCAGATTGGCCTTGGCGTAGGCCCTGAGCGTCAACAAGAAACTGGGCCTCGAAGCAGTCATCCCGAACGAGGAAAGGGTCGTCCTCTAACCCGAACTTTTGCCGCAACGTGGCGGCGAGGGTCTGGCGCTGCTTGTCGTAACCACGCTTGAACTCATCAAGTATACGAAGGATGTAACTTGTTGGTCGTCGCCCGTTGATCGTGGAAACCGGGAAGGACCGTGGCAGGGCCCCATCGAGCGCTGCGCAGGCGAGGAGCAGCCGCCACTGGCGGTTGGGTTTGCCGTTCCGGTCGTCACGCATGCCGATCTGGTCAGGCTCGACACGCACTGGCTTCTGGCCACGGTAGCTGACGTTGAGCACCGCCTGCTCCCGAAACGCAAAACGCAGATCGGACCAGCGCGCGTTTACTGGAAGCGTCATCACCGGTGGTTCTGGGCTGTCATCGGCGTTGGTAAGTGCCGATATCTCTGCCGCGAAGAGATCGGCAAATGACGCTAAGGGAACAAATCCCTTACCCGGTGCGGCGGCGAAGTTCAGGCATTCGGCGTAGGTCAACACACGCCCGCCTCGAGCACTGAGAAAGCTCGAAACATCGTGTTCGATCGCGCGAAGCGATGTGACCAACAGGACAAATGGGAGCTTGCGACGATCGAGCTCGAGCAGATCGGCCTTGCCGAGTGGTGCTCTGGGGCTTGAGAGGGCTGCGAAAACCGGAAAGCTCCGGCCTGCGGCAAGCTGATGGTCACCGATGTGCAGTAGGGATGCCTGGCGCTCAAGTGGCGCTGTCACAGCCAAATCCAGAGCGGCCGCCACATCAGCAAACAGCTTGCGGCGGTCGAGTTCCCTTATGTGGATTTCGTCATGAGTGATGTCGAGGGAGTCACAAAGCGCCGACGGATCGCTGCACACCGCACGGAATGATCCATCTTCGTGCCTTACCACCCGGCGCGGACAGTTTTCGCCGCCGGGCCAAGGACAGTCGATACGATCCGCGAACTTCGATATCTTGGAGAGATAACGTTGTGCCACGTCCCAGCAATCTACGAGACCGCTTCGCCACTCACGCGTGTCGGTTGCATGGCCGGGGATGCGCTCAATCGTCGTCCAGAACGTCGAAGTCTTCATCGTCATCTCCGCTGTTGGCGCGGCAGAAACCCTGGTCTTTCAGCCAGCTGTCAATCAGATCGCTATCGGCATCACGATCGTAGCGTGCAAGGCTCGGCGGCAGAATGGCGACTGTACGTTCCTTGCCGTCCCCATCAAATTTGACTTTCAGGACCGCGCGATCGATGGAGCCGCCAGCAAGGCGCCGTGACCAGTCGTCTCCCCAAGCAAGAAAGAGATCATTTGCCTTGCGGACCTCCTTTTCTTTGGCCTGTCCGCCCCAGAAGCGTTCTATTTCTATCAGGCGCACCCTCGAAATCTCCGGCACTGTCTCGTTCTCGAGCGCCTTGGCGCCTTTTTCGAGCAGGGGATCGAGCGTGAATCGGTTCGATTTGTCGAAATACTCCTCGTTCTCGAACAAAACCCCGCCAAAAGTGCGCAGATAAAGCTCGATCTCTCCTTTTGTGCCGGCATTCACCGCCAGCTCGTCGGATTCCCCGTCATAGATGACGACATCATGCTTTTGCGGGCGGTAGTAAGCGATTGCGGCGCCACCGTCTTCCTCGTGACGGCCTTCTCGCCGCATCGGTTCGCCATGGCGGACCAAGAACCAAGTCTTCGCCCCCCGCGGAAAAGCGAAAATCCGGCTCCCTTTTCCCCGCCGCTTGCGATCGAACCAAAGGTCCATGATTTCCTGCATTTCGGCGGTCTGCGCGCCGGTCGGGTCAGGTGCCGGTCGCGAACGACCATCCCGGCCAGCGAAGTAGATGAACCGCGAGCGTGTGAACGCGACTGTTTCGGCATGCATGCGCCGGAGGAGATCGGGTTTGTGCAACCAGATTTGCAGGGCGATATCAGCGTCTGAGGGCTCTTCGCCAATCTCGAGCGACAGCCCTGCACGTTCTGCAGCGTCGATCAATTCCTCGGCTTTTTCCTTGCTGGCAGTTTCGTGGACGTAATAGAGCGCGTCCACCATGTCCTGGGGAACCTTGTCATCAGGCTTCATCAGAATGCTCGCCAGTTCGTCATACGGGAACTCATCGTCAACTTGCGGCGGCAACGTCAGTCCATGAGTGGCAAAATAATCCTGCCATTTCGCGAAGAAGGTCAGCAGATGCTGAGCCGAAACGCTCTTGAGGCGGTCCGGGCTGGTGAAACTGCGTGGATTGAATGAGGCCATGGGCGAATCGGCTCCTTTCTCTTGGGGGACAAAGTAAAGGCTAGGGTTGGCCTGCCCGCTGCGCAAGAAAATGTTCCCTATAAGTTCTTATGTAGAAGATCCTTCCAGCAAGCCGCTTGGCATGCGGCACAAGAGGTCGTGACGCAGCCGCAAAAGCCGCCTGACCATCTGCATCAGGAATGTTGCCGCAGTGATCCGACAGATCGGAGGTCGCGCCGGTAGGTGAGGAAAGCACTGGAGCTTTCCCATGACTGACAAAATCACCCACCTCGACACGGGCACCTGCCCAGCGATTGCCACCCCCAAGACCGGGGAGGCGCAATGATCGATCCGGATCCCCGCGAACAGGCGGCCCTGCGCGCTGCCCTTAAGAACATGGCCGAGTTGATGGCCGAGATCGGGTGGACGACCCGGTTTCAGGACCTCAGCGAGCAGCAGGCGCTCGCGCTCGCGACTGCCTCCGTCGACGGCTTCCAGGAGGCGATGCGCGCCAGCGCAGCGGCGCCCCGCGACATGGAGGTGCCGTTCTGATGACCGAGGTGCTGGACTTCAATCACCGCGAAAAACCGCCCAGCTTCTGCGACGCCGTGAATGCGCGCGTCGATGCGGCGCTGGTGGCAGAGAACGCCACTCGGCCGCAGCGTGACTATCTGGGTGGCAGCCGCCTTGGCGATATCTGTTCGCGCCGCCTGCAATACGAATATCTGAAAGCCCCGCGCGATCCCGATGGCGGATTCTCCGGAAAATCACTGCGTATCTTCGCCCTCGGTCATGTGCTTGAGGACCTGGCAATCGAGTGGCTGCGCAAGGCAGGTTTCGATCTGCGCACGCGCAATCGCCATGGCGAGCAGTTCGGCTTCACCGCGGCCGGTGGACGGGTTCAGGGCCATGCCGATGGTGTGGTCGTCGCGGGCCCTGAGGACTTCGCCGCCCCTGCGCTGTGGGAATGCAAATCCGCCAATGCCAAGAACTGGCGCGAGATCGCCAAGCATGGCGTGGTCAAGGCCAAGCCCGTCTATGCGACACAGATCGCCCTTTATCAGGCCTATCTCGGCCTGACGGAGACGCCCGCGCTCTTCACCGCCATCAACAAGGACACCTGCGAGATCTGGCACGAGTTGGTGCCCTTCGATGCTGCACTCGCCCAGAGCGCCAGCGACAAGGCGGTGACGATCCTCCGAGCCTGCGACGCAGGCGAGCTGCTGCCGCGCCACACATCCGATCCTGAACATTTCGAATGCCGCTTCTGCGCATGGAAAGCGCGGTGCTGGTCATGACGACAGGTTCCGACATGCCCCAGCCCAACAGCATTCAGCCCGATCATGCCATGATCGCCCGCTTTGCCGATGTGGTCTTTGGCTACTGCGATGGCCTCGCCCCGGTCCGGGCCTTGGCGGAAAAGGGCGCGCCCGATGCGCCATCCCACACGCCTTTCCTCGCAGCGGATGGCGAGTTGGCAGCCAAGCTCGCTCTGCAAGCTGATTGGGCTGCTGGCGCAAGCATGGCGCTCTTCGTGGTGCCCGGCACCGTGCTGTCCGCAGCCGATGCCCGGGCCGAGAGCGTGGTGCAAACGCAGGTCGTCCTTGTCGATCTCGATAATGGCGACATCACCGCCAAGCGCGATCATCTAATCCAGCATCTCGGCGCCCCAACACTGGAGGTTGCCTCTGGTGGCATCACCGCGGATGGACAGCCCAAGCGGCACCTCTACTGGCGCCTGACGGAACCTGCCGAGGGCGAAGACATCGTCCGCGTCTGTCGCGCACGGTACATGATCGCCTCAAAGGTCGGTGGTGATCCCACCTTCCGGTCTGCCCACCAGCCCATCCGGGTCGCGGGTTCGGTCCATGCCAAGAACGGCGTGCAACGGCTGGTCGAAATCATCGCGCACACTGAGCGGGATTATGACCTCGGCGAATTGATCGAGGCCATCGTGGCCATGCCGCCGCTGGAAGGTGCGGCCATTGACGAGCTGGATTTCAATGGCGCGACGGAAGCGCGCGGCGCGGTCACCGAACTCTTCGCCCGGAAGATCCGCGAAGGGGGTGTCGATGGCGAGACCCGGTTTGACGCGCTCTCCCGCGTCATCGGCTACTGGATCCGGCGCTGCCGTGAGGGGCATGTCACTCCGGTTCAGGCTTGGGAGGAAATGGTCGCCTACAATGCGGCCCGTATCGACCCGCCTTGGCCGGAAGACCGGCTGCGGCAGGAGGCCGAGCGGCTCTGGAAACGCGATGCCGAACGCTATGGCGATGTCGCGGGCGATATGGGCGATGGTGATGATGGCGGCGGTGGCAGCGCCGGTGGCGGCGATGCTGGCGATGGGCCCATTCCGGTCCAATTCACCGAGGACGCGCTGGCTGACAATTTCGCCACGCGGCATGCCGATCTCTGGCGCTACGTGGCGCCCTGGGGCCAGTGGCTCAATTGGACGGGTGCCCTCTGGCGGCGCGAGGATACGCTGCAGGCCTTCGATCTTGCACGGCGCATCTGCCGTGAGGCAGCACGTCGTTCCGCCTCTGCGAAAATCCGGACCAAGCTGTCCAGTGCGGCCACGGTGTCCGCGGTCGAGCGACTGGCCAGATCAGATCGCCGCCATGCGACCACGACCGAGGTCTGGGACCGTGATCCCTGGCTGCTGAACACTCAGAACGGCATCGTTGATCTGCGCAGTGGCGCGGGCTCAGCCCATGACCCGTTGCGCTACATGACGAAGATCGCGGGCGCCTCGGCAGAAGGCGATTGCCCGGTATGGCTGCAATTCCTCGACACCGTCACTGGCGGCGACGCGGAACTGCAAGCCTATCTGCAGCGCATGGCAGGCTATTGCCTGACGGGGGTGACAACCGAGCACGCGCTGTTCTTCCTCTATGGCACCGGTGCGAACGGCAAGTCCGTCTTTGCAAACACGCTGACTGCCATCATGGGCGATTACGCCACCGTGGCGCCCATGGACATGTTCATGGCCACGACCGGCGATCGCCATCCGACCGACATGGCGGGCTTGCGCGGCGCGCGGATCGTCACCTCGATCGAAACCGAACAGGGCAGTCGTTGGGCCGAAAGCAAGCTCAAGGCGCTGACCGGCGGCGACAAGATCACCGCCCGCTTCATGCGCCAGGACTTCTTCGAGTTCATGCCGCAGTTCAAGCTGCTGGTCATCGGCAACCACAAGCCCTCGATCCGCAATGTGGACGAGGCGATGAAACGGCGCCTGCACATGGTGCCATTCACCGTGACCATTCCCGCTGCCAAGCGCGACAAGCGCCTGCCGGACAGGCTCCTGGCCGAACGGGACGGCATCCTCGCCTGGGCGCTGCAGGGCTGCCTCGAATGGCAGAAATCAGGTCTGCACCCGCCACCCGCCGTCATGGCCGCCACCGACGATTACTTCGAGGCCGAGGACGCGCTCGGGCGCTGGATCGAGGAGCGCTGCCAGACCGGCAACAAGGCCTTCTGGGCGGGCTCCACCGAGCTCTTCAACAGCTGGAAGTCCTGGGCCGAGGCCAATGGCGAATACGCCGGCTCCATGAAGCGCTTCTCGGAAGCCCTGAGCACCCGGGGCTTCGAGAAAAACAGCAACGGCAAGGCCCGGGGATTTCGCGGGATCCGCATTCAGGACAGCAACAATGACCTATTCGCGCAGGAGTGATGAAATGCCAATGAAAACAGATCAATTTACGGGTCTGACGGGTTCGACCTATATAGGCGTTACGCGCGCGCACACGCGCGTGTCTACGGCTGATAAGGGAACACCCGTCAAACCCGTAAATGCTGACGCCCCCTCTGCCGCAGACCATTACCTGCACTCCATACTCGCCCTCGACCTCGGCACCGCGACCGGCTGGGCCATCCGCGGCCATGACGGGCTGATCACCAGCGGCACGGTCAGCTTCAAGCCCGGCCGTTTCGATGGCGGCGGCATGCGATTCCTGCGCTTCACCAACTGGCTGACCGAGATTGATCGGCTCTCTGGTCCGATCGAGGCAATCTGGTTCGAAGAGGTCCGTCGTCATGCGGGCACCGATGCGGCGCACGTTTATGGCGGCCTCATGGCTACGCTGACAGCTTGGGCTGAGCTTCGCGGCGTGCCCTACTCGGGTGTGCCAGTGGGCACCATCAAGCAGCATTCCACTGGCAAGGGTAACGCTGATAAGGCCGCCATGGTGGCCGCTGCACGGGCCCGCGGCTTCAGCCCGGTGGACGACAACGAGGCCGACGCCATCGCCATCCTGCTCTGGGCGATCGAGACGCAGGGAGGTCTGGCATGACCCGGCACACCATCCTCACGCAAGCTGCGGCGGTCCTGGAAAGCCGCGCCGAAACTTACGGGCCCGCTGACACCGCCCTTCGCGCCATCGCCGCCCGCTGGTCGCTCATCCTCGGCCAGACCGTCACCCCGGCGCAGGTCGCGCTGTGCATGATCGACCTGAAAATGGTCCGTCTGGCGCATGACCCGAGCCACCGTGACAGCCTGGTCGATGTCATCGGCTATGCCGCCCTGATGACGGAGGTGCAGCGATGAAGACCATGCGCTGGCATCCCCCGGGCTATGGCGGCGAGCGCCGTGATACCGAACAGGTCAAACGCGACGGCTGGCACGAACAGGGCATGCTCGCGGTCAGCGTTGACGACAATCGTCTGACATGGCCCGAGCGCGAACTGGTCGAGCAGCTGGGCACGAAGCTCTACGGCAAGCGGGCCTCGACCAAGGAGGCGCGTCATGGCTGATCATCTCTGGACCGCCGATGATGTTGCCGACCATTTTGAGGAGGCGTTTCGCACTCTGCGCAAGCTGCCGCCCGTGAAGGCGCAGGGCTACTTCAACACCTGGCCCGACATCGTGCGGACCAGCCGCGAGATCGCGGCGATGGAGCCGCAGCCGATGAGGGTCTGGCCCTCGGCTGCCGCGATCACGCGGCTCGAGCAGACTTTCGACTGGGTGCTCTGGATCGAGGAGGATGAGCGCAAACTGGTCTGGGCCCGTGCTGCCCGCAGGCCTTGGAAGCAGATTAGCGCCGAGCATGCCTGCGACCGTACGACCGCCTGGCGGCGCTGGCAGCTCGCGCTCACCAAGATCGCGACGCGGCTCAATGCTGCGGCTGCATAAAGTGTTGCAACACTTTTGTTTTCGACATCTGCAACAGATTCGTGCTATGAAAGCACCATGATGGGGAGAGTGCGCCGAAGGGCTCGCTCTCCCTGTTTTCGTTCTGGACATGGGTGGTTTGAAGCAGTGCAACCGGTGACCGGCTTTCCAAGAAAACCGTCTCCGCCGCAAATGCCATGGCTCGCAACCCATTGAAAATGAACGGGTCCCTCCTGTTTGTGACCGTATTCGGGGGGGCGAGGCCCGAGGCTTTCCCAGTGACACCCCTGAAAATACCCGTTTCGTTTCGGTTCCCGGACCTGCGGTTCGCTTTGACGCGAACCCCAACAAAACAAAGGCCTGATGGCCTGACACAACCCGCCTGAACCGAAACGGGGATCCGCCCCCATTTCGTTTCGCGGACCTTTGGTTCGCGCATCAAGCATCCCAAGGACATCACCATGGACGTCGTAGAGCTGCCGCTCGAGCAGATCATTCCCTATGCGCGCAACCCGCGCCGCAACGAGCAGGCAATCGCGACGGTCGCGGCGTCGATCCGGGAATTCGGGTGGCGCCAGCCCATCGTTGTGGACGAGGCGATGGTGGTTCTCGCCGGGCACACGCGGCTCGAGGCTGCGCGAAAGCTCGGCTTCAAAACCGCGCCGGTGCATGTCGCCAAGGGGCTGACGGTCAGCCAAGCACGCGCCTTCCGGATCATGGATAACCGTTCCAGCGAGAACGCCGAGTGGGACAAGGACATGCTGAACCTCGAACTGGCGGACCTGCTGGAGGCTGATTTCGATCTCGCCCTGACCGGCTTCACTGATGACGAATTGAACGCGCTGATGTCGAGCCTCGCGGAAGGCACCGGCCCGCAGGAGGGTGAGGACGATGTCCCGGAAACCCCGGAGGACCCAATCAGCCGCCCGGGCGATCTCTGGATCCTTGGCAACCATCGGCTGCTCTGCGGCGACAGCACTGTCGCCACGGATGTCGAGCGCCTGCTCGGCACGGTCAAACCTCTGCTGATGGTGACCGATCCACCCTATGGCGTGGAATACGATCCCAACTGGCGCAACCAGGCAGGCGCTGCCAAGACTAAACGCACCGGCAAAGTGCTGAATGACGACCGCGCTGACTGGCGCGAGACCTGGGCCATGTTCCCCGGCGATGTCGCCTACGTCTGGCACGGTGCATTGCATGCAGCCACGGTCGCGGAAAGCCTTGAGGTCGCAGGCTTCACCATCCGGTCCCAGATCATCTGGGCCAAGGATCGGCTGGTTCTGAGCCGGGGTGATTACCACTGGCAACATGAGCCCGCTTGGTATGCCGTGCGCAAATCCGGCAAAGGACACTGGGCCGGGGATCGCAAGCAAACGACGCTCTGGCAGATTGCCAACAAGGACCAGGACGAGAAAACTGTCCATGGCACGCAAAAGCCCGTCGAATGTATGCGTCGGCCGATCCTGAACAATTCGAGCCCGGGCCAAGCGATTTATGAACCGTTCATGGGCTCGGGCACGACGCTCATCGCGGCCGAGACTACGGGCCGGGTCTGCTACGGCATCGAGTTGAACCCGGCTTACGTCGACGTCGCTGTCGAGCGTTGGCAGAAGTTCACCGGCGGTCAGGCCGTGCTCGAGGGGGCCGAAAAGAGCTTCGACGAGCTGAAGTCGGAGCGCATCGCCGCATGAAACAGTCCCGCGCCATGTCCCTGCTCGAGGCCGTAACGAACGTGGTCATCGGCTACGGCGTCGCGGTGGTTACGCAAATCCTGATCTTCCCGCTATTCGGGCTGCACACGACGCTGGTGCAGAACCTGATGATGGGCGCGATCTTCACGATCGTGAGCATCGCGCGGTCGTACGTCCTACGACGGCTGTTCGAGGCAATCCGCGTCCGTGAGGCCAAATTGCCGAATGACGGAATAAAGGTGACGCACCTTCATCCGATGAAATACACTCGGTTCCAGAAGAAGGAGCTAAGCGGATGTCGGGCGGACGAGAGCACTGGAACGGGGTCTATGATGCGAGGTCGGAAGACGAACTGACCTGGTTCGAAGCCACGCCCGCCCTCTCGCTCGAACTCCTCCGGGCGCATCTTCATCCGGGCGAGCCGTTCATCGACATCGGTGCCGGGGCGTCTCGTCTCGTCGATGTCCTGCTTGAGGAGGGTTATGGCCCTCTCACCGTGCTGGACCTGTCGGGCGCCGCACTGGCGGTTAGCAGGCAGCGTCTCGGCTCTCAGGGCGAGGACATCGCATGGATCGAGGCGGACATCACGAAGTGGGAGCCGGACCGGACCTACGCCGTGTGGCACGACCGTGCGGTGTTCCATTTTATGACCGGGGCCGAGGAACGTGCCGGTTACGCCCGCGCGCTGTCGGCCGCCCTGCGCCCGGGTGGGATCGCGATCATCGCGACCTTCGCGGACGACGGACCGGAGAAGTGCTCGGGCCTGCCCGTGGTGCGCTATGCGCCCGAGGCGCTGGGGCAGGAACTTGAAAGGCTGCTGCCGGGCCGGTTCGAGACGCTGGACGCGCGGCGCCACATGCACATCACGCCAAAGGGCAACCGGCAGAGCTTCCAGTACAGCGTGTTCCGGAGGAGAGATCGGTGAGACGAGAGCCGCCGCCCCATGCGGGACGGCGGCATTGGGTCCGTCGCGGTGTGCGGCGTCAGGCGTGCGGCAGGCTGTAGACCCGTCCGCGCCCCTCGACCTTCTCCGAGGTCACCTCGAGCCCGAGCTTTTTCTTGAGCGCCCCGGCCATCGCGCCGCGCACCGTGTGAAACTGCCAGCCCGTCGCAGCCATGATCTCTTCGATGGTCGCGCCCTCCGGCGCGCGCAGCATGGCGATCAGCGTTGCCTGCTTGGTGCCCTCGCGCACCGTGCGCGCCTTGGGCGCGGCTTCAGGCTCGGTGGGGGTGTCCGTCGCGGGCCCCTCGGTCGTCTCGCCCGCAGGCACGGGGTTCGCGTCCTCGGGCTCGATGCCGATGGCGGCGAGGCCTGCGTCGGTGGCAACCAGCGTAACGCCGTGGCCGTCGCCGGTCTCGCGCCACATGGGCTCGCCCTTGCGCAGGTCGGCGTCGACCTCCTGCAGGAGGCCCTTGGCGATCATCGCGCCGACCACCTTGGCGGCAGCCCCGCCGCGCAGGCTGTCGGGCAGCGGCAGAGCGAGGTGCTCGGGCCGCCGGGTGGCGGCGCTCAGGATCAGGGCTTGGGTGTCGGAAAGCTGGGTCATCGTCGTCTCTCGTATCGGGGCGCGCGGCATGCGGGCCCTTCTACGAGGCCGAGCCCGCCAATTGGCGGGCGGGACCGGGAGAGGGTCGCATCACTCGGCGTGTTCGCCCTCCTTGAACGCGCTGTCGGTGATCTCGCGCAGGCGGTCGCGGTAGTGGTTCAGGGTGCCGACATGGCCCCAGTTGATCTCGTCGGGGTGGGTCTCGAAATGGTCCGCGCTGAGGGCGGCCAGGCGCACCAGCATCGCGTCGATCTCGAACTTGGCAGCAAGGAAGGCGTCGAGGGCTTTGGAATTGTCGGTGGCGCGGCGGGTCATCGGGCTGGCTCCTTGGCTGAGTTGCATCGTTTCCGTGCGATGACCTTCGCTCTACGTCGCCGATTATCGTAGCAAAATCAGAGCCATAATCTTGCTTTCTGATCATTCAGGGTGATAGGTCGCGTCCACCCACGCACCATCTTGCCAGAGATACAGATGGCAAAGTTCGCAGGTCGGGCGAGGCAAGATGCGCGGGGCGCGCGGGGGGTCGAAACAATCCAGCGCCTCGGCTGTAACCTGCCGGATCTCGCGGGCGGAAAGGATGTCCTCCGGTGTCCAAGGTGCCAGCGCGGGCAGCATGTGCGACGGATAACCGTCAAAATGCGTGTAGATGTGGGCCCATTCGTCGAGCCCGATCTGGATGGCGATCTGTGCGCGTGTGCTCATCGGACGGCCCTCAGATCAGTTGCAAGTCGGCAAGCACGACACATGTCGCGGCAAGTCCGGAAGTCGGAACTTCGATTTTGATGTGCGAAATCACGTCCGAGACTTCGGCAGCAATGCCAGCCTCGCGCAATTCGATCTCGATAGCCTGCGCGACAGTCTCAAGGCGGCTACAATTGAGGTGCGCGGGCAGCGTGTCAGGATGAATGCGTATGGTTGTTGTGGCGTTCATGATCCGTGTCCCTCACTTCTGCTGTTCGATCAGCGCGAGGAGCACCGCAGCCATGCCGCCGAGGAATTCGCTGCGGCGGAAGACGATCTCGTCAATGTGGCCTGCGTTGTTGATCGCGGCGTCAACCGCAAGGTCTTCGGCCATGTGCGGCATCAGGCGGCGGGCTTCGGCGTTGTAGCGTTCTGCGAGGGTCATGGTGGGCTCCGTGGCTGCGTCATTCGATGTCCACAGGTTCGCTCTGCCGGGTCAGGTCATCCAGTATAATCGTAGCAATTTCATGGCTTTAATCTGGGTCTTGGGGTTATATCATGTCATCCGCAACCCAACCCATCGGAGTGATTTCGAGGCTGCTGGATCTCTCGGAACGTCGGGTGCAGCAGCTCAGCCGCGAGGGCGTAATCCCGAAAGCCGAGCGAGGCCAATACGACCTCGTCGGGTCCGTGCGCGGCTATGTCCGCTACCTGCGCGACCAGGCGCTGAAGGCGCAGGCAGGCGCCCCGGACTATGCTGCTGAACGGGCGCGCTTCATTCGGGCGCGGGCCGATCTCGCCGAGATGGAGGCAGAGGAAAAGCGCCGTTCGCTGATCGCCGCCGAACAGATCGAGGCGGCCTGGATCGCGGTGCTGGCGCTGCTCAGAACCCGCCTGTTGGCCCTGCCGGACCGGTTGGCACCGCAGGCCTTTGAACAATCAACCGTCGGAGACACCCGGAACCTGATCCGCGCCGCTATCCGCGAGGTGCTCGATGATCTCGCGCAGCCAGACATTGAACTCGAAGCCGACATTGACCTTGAAGGGGTCGCCGATCCTGAAGCGGACGGTGGCGAAGGCACTGGCAGTTCTGAAGCCGCCGCCGGACCTGACGATCAGTGATTGGGCGGATCAGAACCGCCGGCTGAGCTCTGAGGCCAGCGCCGAGCCTGGCCAGTGGCGCACGAGCCGCGCCGAGTACCAGCGTGGGATCATGGATGCGATCTCGGATCCGGCGGCGGAAACCGTCGTGATCATGTCGAGCAGTCAAATCGGGAAAAGTGAGTCGATCCTTAATATGGTCGGCTATCACATCGACCACGATCCGGCGCCGATCATGGTGGTTATGCCGACCGAGCGGGATGCTGAGACTTGGTCGAAGGACCGCTTCTCGCCGATGGCGCGCGACACGCCCTGCCTGCAGGGCAAGATCGCTGATCCCCGGTCGCGAGACGGCAACAACAAGATCCTGCACAAGCGGTTTCCGGGCGGGCATCTAACCATCGTGGGTGCCAACGCGCCCTCAGGGCTGGCAAGCCGACCGATCCGTCTGCTTTTGTGCGACGAGGTCGACCGCTATCCGTTCAGCGCGGGGGCCGAGGGCGACCCGGTCAATCTCGCGAAAAAGCGGACAGTGACCTTCTGGAACCGCAAGATCGTGCTGGTTTCGACGCCGACAAACAAGGGCGCGAGCCGGATCGAGGCAGCGTTCGAGGAAAGCGATCAGCGGCGGTACTGGGTCCCGTGCCCCAACTGCGGCCATGAGCAAATCCTGACCTGGGCGCAGGTCAAATGGGACAAGGATCAGAACGGCAGCCATCGCCCCGAAACCGCGCGCTACCACTGTGCGGATTGTGACGCTGCCTGGAAGGACGAGACCCGCTGGGCCGCAATCTCGAAGGGCCGCTGGATCGCGGACGCGCCGTTCAATGGGACGGCCGGGTTCCATCTGAACGAGATATATTCGCCGTGGGTGCGGCTCGAGGCCATGGCCAAGGCGTTTCTGTCGGCGCGCGCCGGTGGGGACGAAACGATGAAGACCTTCATCAATACCTCCCTCGGCGAGACGTGGATGGAAAGCGGCGAGGCGCCGGACTGGCAGCGGCTTCAGGGTCTGAAGGAAGATTGGCGCGCGGGCACGGTGCCTGCTGGCGGGCTGTTTCTGACCGCGGGCGTGGATGTGCAGAAGGACCGGATCGAGGTGGATGTCTGGGCGTGGGGTAAGGGACTGCAAAGCTGGTTGATCGATCATATTGTCATCGCCGGCGGACCCGGCGAACCGGCCTGCTGGCACAAGCTGTCAGATGTTCTGGGCAAGACATGGCAGCATGCCAGCGGCACGCCGATGACGATCGGCAAATTGGCCATCGATACCGGCTATGAAACGGCTGCGGTTTACGCCTGGGCACGGGAGGTAGGCTTTGGTCAGGTGGCCCCTGTGAAGGGCCTCGAGGGGTTCAACCGCGCGAGCCCTGTCACGGGCCCCACCTTTGTGGATACCACCATCGGCGGTAAGCGCCTGCGCCGGGGCGCACGGCTCTGGACGGTGGCGACATCGACCTTCAAGGCGGAGACCTATCGCTTCCTGCGGCTTGACCCGCCGGAGGTCACTAGCCCGGTGGATGGGGAGCGGTTTCCTCCCGGCTTTCTCCATCTGCCGGGTTGGATTGATGCCGAATGGCTGAAGCAGCTCACGGCCGAGCAATTGGTCACGGTCAAGACCAAGCGTGGGTTTGCCAAGCTTGAATGGCAAAAGTTGCGCGAGAGGAACGAGGCGCTGGATTGCCGGGTTTATGCCCGTGCCGCGGCCTGGATTCTCGGGGCTGACCGCTGGTCGGAAGCTCGGTGGCGGGATCTGGAGGAGCAGCTCAGTGTCGCTGCCTCCCGGCCAGCGGCCACAGCGGTCGGCACGCCAAGCAACAGACGCCCTCCGACGCGCCGCGTTGCCCGGTCGAACTACATGGGTTGAGATCAATGCAGGCGCTTGCCGCGGCTGCGCACGAAAGCTTCGTAAGCGGCTTTTCGTTTCAGGGCGATTTCGCGAAGACGGCTCGCAATGCGATCTGTTCCAAAATCCACTGGGTTGAATGGCCCTCCATACCAGCGGACCATATCCTTGTGCTGCGGGTGGCTACGCTTGGCGATAGCTTCGACGAAGTCCAGGAAACCGGGGGGGCCACCTACGTCCTCGGGCGGGGCTGTGCGTTCACCGTCGACGAACCGGGGGTAGTCGGTATCCGGAGCTGCGTCGACCGCTCCTTCTATGGTGATACGGTGCCGCCAATCGTCCCCAAAATCGTAGGTGTAGAGGAATTCGGTGACGCCGCGATCGATCAGTGTGCCAAGGCGCATGCCCTTGGCCTGATAAACCTTCCGACCCCAGACAATGTCTTCGGGATCAGGTTCGCCGTAGACGCGTTCGCCAATCCGAAAGTCATAAAGGTGGTAGTTCTCCCAAGGCATCACCGCCTGAATGATCTCATGCAGCGCGCGAAGGTTGGTCGTCAGGCTAACCTCGACCCGCCGCCAGATCGGTGGCGCGATGTTTTCGAGTTCGATCCTGATGACGGCGACTTTTCGGGACATTGGCAGAGCCTGAACAATTTTTGCAGAGTATAGAAGGCGCCGACGATGGCCACAATTACAGAGCTTAAAGCGCGGCGGGAGGCTTTGACCGCACAGCGCGCATCGGGTGTGGCCCGAGTCAGTTATGACGGCAAGACGGTGGATTACCGCTCAGTGGCGGAAATCGACCGTGCCATCGAGGCGCTGGATCGCGAGACCGCGACGGCTGAAGGGCGACGCCTCGTACGGCAGGTGCGCGTCACCACGTCCAAAGGGCTGTGATCCATGGGGCTTTTCGACAGGTTTCGCGGTCCCCAGCAGGGCGGCCCTTCAGCCGTGCGCGCGCGCCTCGAGGGGGCGATGGCCAAGCGCCGCTTGCGAGGCTGGAACCCGCCTCTAGAAAACATCAACGCGCTGGTCGCCTCGGGCGGGCCCAGATTGCTGGCACGCTCGCGGGAACTGGTGGTGACCAACGGCTATGCCGCCAATGCCTGCGAGGCCTTCGCGGCGAACCTGGTGGGCGACGGGATCAAACCGTCATCGCTCATTACGGATGCGGGCCTTCGCGATCGGGTTCAGAAGCTTTGGCTCGCTTGGACCGACGAGGCCGATGCCGATGGTCTGACCGATTTCTATGGCCTGCAGGCCATGGTCGCGCGCGAGATGTTTGTGGCGGGCGAATGCTTCGTGCGCTTGCGCCCGCGCCGTGCAGAGGACGGGCTGCTGGTGCCACTGCAATTGCAGCTTTTGCAATCTGAAATGCTGCCGTTCGAAAAGACGGAGACGGACCCGAACGGCAATCGCATCCGCTGCGGGATTGAGTTTGATCTGATCGGGCGGCGGGTGGCCTATCATTTCCGCCGCCGCCATCCGGGCGACAGCACTGACCAGCGCATTGCCGTTCCCGACACGGTTCGCGTGCCGGCTGAAGAGGTCTTGCACATCTACCGGCCGATCGATGCGGGCCAGATCCGGGGGTTGCCGCATGTGGCGCCTGCCATGGTGCGGTTGTTCCTGCTTGACCAATACGACGACGCCGAACTCGATCGCAAAAAGACCGCAGCGATGTTCGCGGGCTTCATCACCAAAACGGCCCCCGAAGACCCGATGATGGGTGAAGGGGCAGCCGATCTCGACGGGGCCGCCATCGCAAGCTTGGAACCCGGCACCATGCAAGTGTTGCTCCCGGGCGAGGATGTGAAGTTCTCGAGCCCCGCCGATGTCGGCGGTGGCTATGAGGCGTTCCAGTACCGTACGCTGCTCGCGGTCTCGGCCTCGCTAGGGCTGCCGTATCATCTCGTCACCGGCGACGTTCGGCAGGCGAACTATTCGAGCCTTCGGGCCGAACTGGTCGAGTTCCGCCGCCGCATCGGCCAGTTGCAGCACGGGGTAATGGCGCATCAGCTCTGCCGCCCGATCTGGCGGCGCTGGCTGGAAACGGCTGTGCTTTCGGGCGCGCTGGAGGCAGATCCGGTTGCCGCGCGACCCGTGCAGTGGATCCCGCCGCGGTGGGATTGGGTCGATCCCTTGAAGGACATCCAGGCGCAAGTGCTTGCGATGGAAGCGGGGCTCACCTCGCGGCGCAAGGTCGTCGAGGCTACCGGCTACGACATCGAAGAGGTCGATCGCGAGAATGCCTTTGACGCGAAACGCGCAGCTGACTTGGGCCTGACCTATCGCGCCAGCCCCGGTGAAACGCAGGGCGCGCGGGCCACGCCGGCGCGACGGCCGGAACCCAGCGACGGCGCCGAGGACGGCAATGACGACGACCCGGCGGGGGCCGACCGCGCCAATCCACAGGAGTGATCTGATGAAAAGTTGGTACGAAATCCGCGCCCGTGCCTCGGGCACGGAAGTGCTGATCTATGACGAAATCGGCGCCTATGGCGTCACGGCGAAAGGCTTCCTGGCTGAACTGGGCGCGCTGCCCGATGGCGTGCCGATCGATCTGCGCCTCAACAGCCCCGGCGGTTCGGTGTTCGACGCTGTGGCCATCTTCAACGCGCTGCAGCGCCATAAGGGCACAATCACCGTCTGGATCGATGGGATCGCGGCTTCGGCGGCGAGCTACATTGCCATGGCCGGCGATGAAATCGTCATGCCCGAGAACGCCTTCCTGATGATCCATGATCCGAGCGGCTTGGTGATGGGCACCGCTGCCGACATGCGCGAGATGGCCGAGACCATGGACAAGATCGCGGGCAGCATGATCCGCGGCTATGCGGTCCGGTCGGGCAGATCCGAGGACGAGATCGCGGCCCTGATGACAGCCGAGACCTGGTTTGATGCACAGGACGCGCTCGCGGCGGGTCTTGCGACGCGGATGGCCGAGCCGGTACGGATCGCCGCCAGCTTCGACATTGGTCGGTTCCGCAACGTCCCGCCGTTGCTGATTGAGGCCGTCGCGGAAACCGTTGCCGCTCCCAACGGTTGTGAGGACGATCCGGATCAGTCGACGGAGGCAACTTCGCTGGCGGAGCCCGAAAGTGATGTTGGGAAGGACAACATCACCTCAGGCGACATCACCATGCCAGCAGAGGATCCACCAGCGCCGCTTGAGCAGGAGCCGGGTGTTTCCGACGGGAACACCCGCCCATCCAGCCCGGCCGAGAGCAGTGTTGCAGTCGCCAACACTGCGCAGGAGGCCAGCGCCATTCGCGCCGAGGCCATCGCCCATGCGCGCGCGGTGATCGACCTCTGCCGCCTTGCAGGCCAGCCGCAGATGGCCGGGCGCTTCCTTGAAGAGGACTTGGGTCTCGACGAGGTCCGTAACCGGCTTCTGGCGGCCAAGGCAGAGGCAACTCCCGACATCACCGCTGCGCATGCCCAGCCCGGGCGGGCGGCCACCACAAATCCCTGGGGCGAGGTCATCGCCCGCACATTCAAGACGAAAGGATAAGCGTCCATGACCACGCTCACTGAAGGCAAACAGGCGGGCGGCTTCCTCGTCTGGGAAGTCCTTCGCGATTACACCCGAGAAACCGTTATCATCGCCTCGGGTGCCGAAAAGCTCGAGCCCGGCACTGTGCTTGGCAAGATCACCACGGGCGGCAAATACACTGTGCTCGCGCCTGCGGCCACGAACGGCAGCCAGAATGCCGCTGGCATTCTCTGGGCGGGCGTTGACGCGTCAGCCGCCGATGCGCCTGGCGTCGTGCTCCTGCGCGGCCCCGCCATCGTCAACCGCCACGAGATCGTTTGGCCCGAGGGTGCGACCGAGGCGCAGATCACTGCGGCCACCACGGCGCTTGCTGCGCTCGGCATCATCCTGCGCTGAGCCCCGGCGCGCATCCGTTTCATCGAAATTCAGGAGGTTGGCGCAATGGCCAGCATGGACATCTTTGAGGGCGACGCCTTCAGCATCATCGAGCTCACCCGGGCTCTGGAAAACATCCCCTTCAAACCGGCGATCCTGTCGGGTGCAGGCCTCTTCGGATCGCGCGGTGTGCGCCAACGCACCGTCATGATCGAAAGCCGCGATGGCACGCTGTCGCTGATCCCGTTCTCGGAACGTGGCTCGGCCTATGAGCAACAGGTGCCGGAACGGCGCGACATGCGCGCCTTCGTTTGCCGCCAGTTCAAGAAGCAGGACGTGCTTTGGGCGTCGGAAATACAGGGTATTCGTGACTTCGGCTCGGAAACCGCCACTCAGCAGGTGCAGACCGAAGTCGCCCGCAAAATGGGGCGGCTGCGCAACGACGCCGAGGCCACGTTCGAGTTCCACCTCTTCAACGGCATCCAGGGCGTGGTGAAGGACCCGAAAGATGGGGCCACAGTCGTCAACTACTACACCGAGTTCGGCATCACCCCGGCGGCAGAGGTGGATTTCGACCTCGACAACGCGACGCCCGCTTCGGGCGCGCTCCGGAAGCGCTGCCAGGCGATGATCGAGAGCGTGGAAGATAGCCTCGGCGGGCTTGCGGCCGGACAGGTGCAGTTGCGCGCGGAATGCGGCTCGGCCTTTTTCGCCGATCTCGTCGCCCACAAGGAGGTGCGCGAGACCTATCTCAACACCGCCGCGGCGGCCGATCTGCGGGGCAGGGTCGGGGAAGAGGTGAGCTTCGGCGGCATCACCTTCCGCCGCTATCGCGGGGGTCTGGGTTTTGGTGTGCCGACCGACAAAGCCTATTTTTACCCCGAAGGTGTCGAGGGGCTCTTCGAGATCTACTATGCCCCGGCCGACACGTTCGAGACGGTCAATACCCTTGGCCTGCCGCTCTATGCGCGCATGATCCCCGACCGCGACCGCGACGAATGGGTGCGGCTGGAGATCGAGAGCAACCCGCTGCCGATCTGCACCCGACCGCAGGTCCTGCGCTCGGCCAAGCGGACCTGATGAGCGCCTTCGCCGATGCGCTTGGGATGCTGTTCCTCGATGCCAACCTCTCGGTTGATATCTGGCATAGGGACAGCGAGGGGCAGTTCACCCGAGCGCGCGGTATTCTGCGCCGGCCGGACGAGATCACAGAGTTCGGGTCGGCACGGCTCATGTCGGACACCACCCGGATCGATGTCCGGGTGGCGGATATCCCGGATCCTCGGCCGCAGGAGCAGATCCTGATCGGCGAGGAAACCTTCCTGATCCAGGGCGAACCGCGCCGTGACCGCGAGCGACTGATCTGGACGATTGAGCTGGCCCCAGCATGAAACTCGGCATCGATATCACCCCGGACCTCGTCGCCGTGATAGCCGCCGAGATCAAAGCCGGCGAGAAGGCTGTGACAACGGCCATGCGCGAGGCGGGAACGGACCTGAAATCCGCGTGGCGTGGGCAGATCACCCAAGCAGGACTTGGCCGACGCCTCGCGAATTCGATCCGGAGTCAGACCTATCCCAAGGCTGGTGAAAGCCTGAACGCGGCGGCGCTCGTCTGGTCCAAGGCCCCCGTCATCGTCGGCGCCCATGACACAGGCCCACTCATCCGCTCGCGCGACGGCTTCTGGCTCGCGATCCCGACAGCGGCGGCGGGTCGGGGGCTGCGCGGCGGCAAGATCACCCCCGGCGAATGGGAACGGCGGCGCGGACTGCGGTTGCGCTTCGTCTATCGCCGCCGGGGGCCAAGCCTGCTGGTGACGGACGGGCGATTGAACAATCGGGGGTTGGGTGTTGCCTCACGCTCGAAGACGGGGCGCGGCAAAGCGACGGTACCGATCTTCCTTCTTGTTCCGCAGGTAAAGCTGGCGAAACGGCTCGATCTGGCGCGGGATGCCGAACGCGCGCAGGCGGCAGTGCCGGGGCTGATCGTGGCGAAATGGGTGGAGGACAAGCTTTGAGTTTGCGCGAAACCATCCTCGCCGCGCTGCATGCGCGGCTTTCGGCGCTGCCTGCGACCGCCCTGCGCGGCGAGGTCCTGCCCGAGCGTGTTCCAGCTGCAGGACTGCTGATCCTGCGGGACGGTGAACCGGGAGAGCCAGAAGTGACGCTTTCGCCGATGCGGTACCACTACCAGCACCGTGCCGAGATCGAGGCGGTGGTCCAAGGCACGGCGCGTGACGCCACGTTCGACACCCTCTGCGCCAGCATCGGCACGGCCCTTGCCGCCGACCGCACATTAGGCGGCCTCTGCGACTGGATCGAGGCGGAAGTGCCGCGCCCAGTCGACCTGCCGGTCGAGGGCGCCGCCAGCCTGAAAGCGGCCGTCATCCCGGTGGTGCTTCACTATTCGACGGCCGACCCCTTGGCCTGATCCCACACAAGAATTGGAGACGATACAATGGCACGAGCGCATGGCGCCCGGGCAAGGCTGGCGCTTGCCTTCGAGACGATCTACGGCACCGCGCCTGAGGCGGGCTGGTGGCAGATACCTTTTGTCAGCAGCACGCTGGGGGCCGAGCAGCCGCTCCTGGCGTCCGAGCTTCTGGGCTACGGCCGCGATCCGCAGGCCCCGCTCGCCGATGCCGTGACGGCCGATGGCGACGTGGTTGTGCCGATCGACACGGTAGGGATCGGCATCTGGCTGAAGGCGGCCTTTGGCGAGCCTGTGACCACAGGGCTCGACCCCGGTCCATTTACCCACGTGTTCACCTCGGGCGGCTGGGATCTGCCCTCGCTCTCCATCGAGACCGCCATGCCGGAAGTGCCGCGCTATGCGCTGGCCACGGGCTGCGTGCTGGACCAACTCAGCTGGCAGATGGCGCGCGCGGGGTTGCTGACCGCCACGGCCCGGCTGATCGCGCAGGGCGAGAGCGTCGCTGCAGCCTCCACGATCGGCACCCCCGAGGTGCCGGCGTTTCGGAGGTTCGGCCATTTCCATGGGACGATCACGCGTAACGGCCAGCCGCTCGGCAATATCGTCTCGGCCGAGATCACCTATGCCAATGGCATCGACCGGATCGAGACCATCCGCAACGATGGGCGCATCGAAGGCGCCGATCCTGGCCTGGCGGCGCTGACCGGCCGGCTGGAGGTCCGCTTTGCCGATCAGGTGCTGATCGACCAGGCGATCACAGGCGAGGCCTGCGCGCTGAGCTTCGGCTATGCACTGCCCTCGGGCGAAAGCCTCACGGTGGAGGTGCCGGCGGTCTATCTGCCCCGGCCAAGGGTCGAGATCCCCGGGCCGCAAGGTATTCAAGCGAGTTTCGACTGGCAGGCCGCCAAGGATGCCACAGCGGGTCATATGTGCCGGGTCACGCTGGTGAACGCGGTGGAGGAGTATTGAGAATGCTGACACTGGATCTCACCAATGAGCCCCGCTGGATCGACCTGATCCCGGGCCTGCGCCTCCAGCTGCGCCCGCTGACGACCGCGCTGATGGTCGCCGCCCGTGCCGATCCGGCACTGGATCTCGCCGCAGCAGAGGGCGAGGACGCTGTCTCGACCGAAGCCCTGGCGCTGACCATGGCCAAGGCGCTGGCACGGCAGGCCATCCTCGATTGGGAGGGCGTCGGCGATGCCGAGGGCCAACCCTTGCCGGTGAGTCCCACCGCGATCGATGCGGCTCTGGATATCTGGCCGGTCTTCGAGGCGTTCCAGACGGTCTATGTCTCGAAGGGTCTGTTGCTGGACGCAGAAAAAAACGTCTCACCGCCCTTGCCGATTGGGTCTTCGGCGGGGGCGATCGCTACTGCGCCGCCTGCGCGAGCAGCTGCGAAGACTGCCCGGCGCGGCAAAACCGCCCGCTGACCTGCGAGGGCATCGCGGTCTGGGATCTCGTCCAGCGCCTCGGTGGCCAGTTGCGACTGGTCGCAGGTCAGCAAGGCGCCATCGTCATCGGCTGGGATATGACTTCGGCGCTTGCCCTCGCCGCGGCACTGGGCATTCCGCCTCTGGCAGTGGCTGAACTGCTGCCGCCCATCGAGGCGGTGATGGTGCGCAAGCTGAACGAAGAAGCGCGCTCGGTGATCAGCGCTTCCTCCTGACCTCGTTCGCTATCCGAACGAGGTGTTTCACGATGTTTTCCGCGAAAGGCTACGACCCATGGCAGAGAAGCGCGTCAGCGTCCGCCTTGCGGCCTTAGGCGGAAGGCAGGTCCGGGCCGAACTCGAAGGTGTCGGCGACGCCGGCGCACGGGGCTTCGGACGGCTGTCGCGCGAGATGGAAGCCGCCAACACCCGGCTTGCGGGTTTCGCGCGGCGCGTCGGTGTCGCCATGGGCGCGGCAGCCGCCGCAGCCACCGCCGCACTCGGTATCATCGTGCGGACGACGGCGCAGAGTGCGGCGCAGATCCAGCAGTTCGCGCAGGTGGCCAATGCGACGCCCGAGGTCTTTCAGCGCTGGTCGGCGGCATCGGCCACGGTCGGGATCGAGCAGGAGAAGCTCGCCGATATCCTGAAGGACGTGAACGACCGGGTCGGGGATTTCCTGCAGACGGGCGGTGGCCCGATGGCAGATTTCTTCGAGAATATCGCGCCGCGCGTCGGTGTCACGGCAGAACAATTCGCCCGCCTCTCCGGCCCCGAAGCCCTGCAGCTTTACGTCACCTCGCTCGAACGCGCCGGTCTCTCCCAACAGGAGATGACCTTCTATCTCGAGGCCATGGCTTCGGATGCGACGCGGCTCATCCCGCTCCTGCAAAATGGCGGGGCCGAGATGACGCGCCTCGGCGAGCGGGCCGCGGGCTTTGGCACGGTCCTCGACCGGGAGGCACTGTCTGCGCTGCGGCGCACCGAGATCGCGCTCATCGGCGTGGGCCAGGTGTTTCAGGGGATGCGGGTGCAAATCGGGGCGGCACTGGCCCCCGCGGTGACGGCAATGGCAGACGCCTTCCTGCGGCTCGCGGAGACCGGCGGCCCGATCAACCGCGCTTTCACGGCCGTCCTCGACAATCTCACGCGCCTTGGCACCTATGCCGCCACCTTTGCGGCCATCCTCGCCGGGCGCTGGGTGGCCGGCATGGCTGCCGCGGCGCTCTCCGTCCGGGGACTGGCGACTGCGCTTGTGTTTCTCCGCGGCGCGCTGATCCGCACTGGGATCGGGGCGCTCATCGTCGGCGCGGGCGAGCTGATCTATCAGTTCACCCGGCTTGTCAGCAGTGTCGGCGGCGTCGGCAATGCCTTGAGCCTTCTGGGCCAAGTGGCCGCCGAGGCCTGGGACCGGCTTTCTCTTTCCGCTTCTGCCGCCTGGGCGCGCGTCGAGGCAGGCTGGGCCCGCACGCAAGCCGCGATCTATGATGGGCTGCAGGGCACAACGGAAGCCGTGACCGGCTGGGCCAATGCCACGATCGGGGCGTTTCAGGGGGGCTTTGATGCGGTGGTCGCAATCTGGGGCGCGCTGCCCCAGACCATCGGGGATTTCGCCTACCAGGCGGCGAATGGGCTGATCGACGGCGTCGAGGCCATGCTCAACGCCGTCGTCAGCCGGATCAACCGGTTCATCGAAGGGCTCAACAGCGCGCTGGCACTCTTGCCAGACTGGGCCGTCGGCGAAGGTGGCGCCCGCATCGGTACTCTCGATCCCGTCGATCTGGGCGGCCTCGAGAACCCCTATGCTGGGGCGGCAACTGCGACCGGCACCGCCGCCGCCGAGGCGTTTCGCGCTGCGATGGGGCGCACTTACGTCGAGGCGCCTAATCTTTTCGGCGGCATGGCAGAGGCCGCGCGTGGGCGGGCCGATGGCTATTCCGAAGCGGCCACCATGCTCTCTGAGGCCGCAAACCGGCCGCGCACCGCCTGGGAAGCCCTCAATGCTGCTGTCACCTCCGCAGGCTCTGAAGGCAGCGCGGCGCTGGACGAGACGGCCGCGGCCGCAGATCGCACGACAGCAGCGCTGGGCGATACAGCTAATGCGGCCGGCGCGGCAGGCAACGCTGCGGACGAGGCAGGTGCAGCGGCACAAGGCGCTGGGGGCGCCGCCACGCAAGCTGCCGAACAAGCTGCGACCGGCTGGCGCGCGGTCGCGCAGAGCCTCGCCGACTATGCCCGCGAGGCGATGGATCTCGGCAAAGGCCTTGGTCAATCGCTGGTCTCGGGGTTTCAGTCGGCGGAAAGCGCGTTTCGGACCTTCGTCACGACCGGCAAGCTCGACTTCAAGAGCCTCGTGTCCTCGATCCTGGCCGATCTCGCGGTGATCGCCGCGCGGCGCTTCATCCTCGGCCCGATCGCCAATGCGCTCTCGGGCGCGCTTGGTGGTTTGGGTGGCGGCGGCGGTCTCTTCGCGGGCATTCTGCATAAGGGTGGCATTGTCGGTGGTCCCGCCCCGATGCGCATGGTCCCGGCGATGGCTTTCGCCGCCGCGCCGAGGCTGCATCAGGGCGGCTGGGCCGGTCTCAAACCCGACGAAGTGCCTGCGATCCTTCAACGCGGGGAACGGGTGCTCTCACGCCGCGAAGCCGCCGCCTATGGCGCAGGCGCCGCAGGGCGGGACGCGCCCCCGGTGATCAACGTCACCATCCAGACCCGCGACGCCGAGAGCTTCCGGCAATCCCGCACGCAGGTGGCCAGCGACATCGCCCGCGCCGTTGCGCTTGGGCGACGGAGCATGTGAGAGAAGAGAACCAGATGACCTTTTGCGAAGAGCGTTTCCCCGACGATATCAGCCGCGGGGCACGCGGGGGCCCGGAACGGCGCACCCAAGTGGTGGAACTGGCCTCGGGCTTCGAGGAACGTAACGCCTCCTGGGCCCAGTCCCGCCGCCGCTTCGATGTAGCCTACGGCATCCGCCGCGCCGATGATCTCGCCCGGGTCGTCGCCTTTTTCGAGGCCCGCCGTGGCAGGTTGCAAGCCTTTCGGTTCAAGGACTGGTCGGATTACAAGTCCTGCCTGCCATCCGTTCGGGTCTCCGAGCTCGACCAAAAAATCGGCATCGGCGACGGGAGCACGACGAGTTTCGCGCTGACCAAGGCTTATGGGGTCGGCGCAGAGACATATCTGCGCCGCATCGTGAAGCCCGTCACGGGCACGATCCGCGTGGCGCTGAACGGGGCAGAACAGTTCACCGGCTGGTCTACTGATATCACCACAGGGATCGTCAGTTTCGATGCGGCACCCGATCCCGGCGTCACCGTCACGGCCGGTTTCGAATTCGACACACCCGTCCGTTTTGACGCCGACACGCTCGACGTCACCCTTGATCTCGAACGCCTGGGCTCCATCACCGCCATCCCGCTGATCGAAGTGCGCCTCGCCTGAACCCGTCAGACCGGATCCCCCCATGCAAAGCTACACGCCCCTCGAACATCGCCCCGGCGATACGCCGCAGCTGTTCCAGACCGGGACCGCCACGCCCGCCGTCGCCTCAGACGGCAAGATCCTGCGCGCCACTGGCCCCGGCCGCATCGCAGGCCTCGCCCCCGTGCCGATGGAACCAGGCGAGCTTTACAGCTTTCGCGCCGCCTGGCGCAGGGCCGCCGAGACCCCCGATCCCGCCAATGATGCGATCAGCTGCGGCATCGACTGGCTCGGGCCCGACAAGGTGCGGATTTCCACCACGACGATTTCCACCGATACCACGCTGACACTGGCCTCAGGCCGGCGCGAGATTCGGGCCTCCGTCGCCCCGCCCGGGGCAGGCCCCGCTGAGGTCCTTGCGCCCTCCGGCGCCCGCTATGCGCTGCCGTGGGTCGAGGTCTTCGGCACCGGCCATCAGACCGATATCGAGATCGCCAGTCTTGAGCGCCTACCACTCGCCTCCGTCCCAGTGGCCCGCACTTTCTACGTCACCATGGCAGGCCGCGACAGCAATGCCGGCACATCGCTCACCGTTCCCCTGGCCACCGTCGCCGAGGGCCTCGCGCGTGCAGCCGCCCTCGGCCAGCCCGCCGTCGTCATCATCCAGCCTGGCGAATACATCGTACCGCCCGAGACCGTGATCCCCGCCAATTGCGCGCTCTACGGCTATGACCTGCGCGTCACGAAGCTGCGCCTGCCCTCCGGCCAGGAGGAGAACAACATGTTCCTCCTCTCCAATGGCTGCAAGGCACGCGGCTTTACCTTCACCGGTCTGCGCCATGAACCTTACACCTTGCCAGGCGGCCCGCCGAAGAAGGGCTATGCTTTCGCCTTCAAACCCGGCGAGATCATCACCCGCTCGCCCTATATCGCCGATTGCTCGCAACTTCACAGCTTCTCCCAAGACCAGATGGTCCTGCCGATCGACAAGGCTGCGGGCAATCCCCTGATGCCCCGCGGTGGCGGCAACCTTCTGGCCGATGGCTCGG